TCACAACTAGATTTTTAATAATTAAGGAGAAAAAAAATGGCTACTTTATATTCAACATATCAAGCTCAACAAAATGCGCGAGACGTATCGGACTTTGTAACAAATGTATCCCCAAAGGATAGTCCGTTTTTTTCATTAATTGGATCAAACGCCGGAGGATCTCGATTAAAAGAGAATGTAACTGATTCTTTAGCAGCAGCGAACAAGGACAATGCATTAGCAGAAGGTGGTACATTTTCAGATGATACAATTGGCACTAGATCTACTGAGTCAAACTATATGCAGATTTTTGATAAAGTCATTAATGTTACGGGGACTCAAGAAGAAGTTCTCAAATATGGCGGTGTTAAATCAGAGCTTGCTTATCAGGTTAAGAAACGTTTTACTGAACTTGCGACTGACGTTGAAGAGGCTTTCATTCAAGGTGTCTCAGCTTCTGGGACAACAGCGGTTGCACGTAAACTCAATGGTCTTGTGGCAAAGATCACCACAAATACAGCCACAGCAGATATTACTGGCGCTACATGGACTGGAACAAGTGACGCTAACTTAGCAGCTTTTGAAGATTCACTTAATGATATGTTTGACCAAATGTGGACAACGGGACAAGCCCCAGACACAGTATTAGTTGGTGGTGACCGTAAGAGACGAATTTCTAAGTTATCAACTAAAGTAACACGAAACGTTGAGGCCGAGCGCAAAACACAAATTTTATCAATTAACGTATATGATTCAGATTTTGGTACAGTAAATGTCATTCTTGATAGATACGTTCCTGACGCAAATATTCTAGCGGTAGCTCTAGATATGTGGGAAGTTTCATATTTAAGACGTTTTACACAATTCAAATTAGCAAAGACTACTGATAGCACTCGTATTGCTATTGTTGGTGAGCTAACATTGGATGGTAAGACAGAGAAGGCTGGCGGTAAAATTACAGCTTCATAAGTTATAATTTAACCTTAGAGATTCTTTAAAAGGCGACGAGTTGAAAGACTGTCGCCTTTTTTTATTGAATATGTAATAACATTGTTATAGAATATAACCATGTTTACTTTACAAGAATTGGCTATAGCTTCAGATGTGGACCTGTCACGAATAAATCCAGAGATGTCTGATTTTGATCAAAAGGTAGAGATGGCTAATCAGCTTGTTAAAAAGTGGATGAAAAACCCTAAAAACAGAGAGTATCTTGATGAAAAAAAATCAGATTACATCCATGACAGAGGCTGGTCCGTAGGCTCTAACTTTAAGCATGAGGTCGATATACCTCAGGAAGCTTTTCTTCTATTACCTAAAGAGATACGTAGTGATAAAAAAGAACTTATGAAATGGGCATCAAGGTATCACCCGTATCTTTTTCATAAAAGTGTAGTATGAGTCACCCATGCATTGATTGGATACCTTCAGAAGTAGCTCTAAGATGCAATATTTTTTGGACATTAGATTTTGGCATCCCAGAATTACCAGGACCAAAAATTTGGATTGAGCACGGCATCCCTGATAATCATGTTCTATCTAAGAGGCAATTCCATGATGATGTACATTATCTTTGTAATAATAATTGGACGTATGATAACTTAAAAAAAAACGGCTTAATGGCTTATCATGTAGGTAGTATTTATACGGACATGACAATTCCTCGTCGTAGAAATCCATCTAAACTTGTATATGCGCCTCAGCATTGTAGAATGGAGCATCATAGTTTACCTGTGGAATGGAATCAAGAACCTCTGACTAAATTGGAGTTAGAAAAAATATGCGAAGATTATGATTGTGATGGATACATTACATCTATTGTTGATGATACTCAAAGGGATTTGTACGATCACTTAAATCCAATAATGAGTAATAGATTTTACAATATGGGTCGTGAACATTTTAAAAAATGTCAGTTTTTATATGAAAACGCAAAAGTTGTCTATTCGGACCTGATGTCGACATTCGATATAGTTGCCGAATCACACGGGATTAAGGTGATAGGCAGGGGCAATCAAAATATGCCTCGTGATTACGATAATATAGAGGTATTAACAGATGGACAGTCATGCGCTCGTATTTTAAAGGTCATAAAGGAGATACTGGATGGATTTTCTTAAATCTTTAGACTTACCATTAGCTAAAAAGTATAGATCGGTAATATTTATGCATCCTAGATGGACCCCGTTGTCTGCCTGGACACAACATATACCGTTTGCATTTTTTTTAATGGCAGTTATGAAGCCTAAGAAAGTTGTTGAGCTAGGATCTTTTTTAGGTTCTTCATTTTTTGCTTTTTGCCAAGCAGCTAAAGAACTTGATATAGACACGCAGTGTTATGCAGTGGATACATGGGAAGGAGATAAGCATGCGGGTCACTATGATGATGATATATATAAGACTGTTGTGGCAGCGCATTCTCATTATAGGGAGTTTGCATATTTATTGCGGATGACATTTGATAAAGCAAATAAATTATCTGAAACTAACAATGTGGATTTGTTGCATATAGATGGGCTTCATACATATGAGGCTGTCAAACATGATTTTGAAACATGGTTACCAAAGATGTCTGATAATGGTGTAATTATATTTCACGATACAACTGAGATGAAAGAGGATTTTGGAGTCTGGAGATTATGGAATGAAATATCAACACAGTATCCATCGGCGAATTTCTCTCACGGTCATGGTCTTGGGATATTGCTGGTGGGGAGTAAAGTAAAAAAAGAACTTAGGAGGTTTGTTAAAGATAAACACTTCCATTCTTACGAACATCTATTTCACATACTTGGAGTATCTATATGATTAAAAAACAAAAAGGTTGGAAGTTAAGAGTATGTATAATATCCAAAAATAAAGGTTTTTGTTACTACTACAGATTGAAGTGGCCTTTAGCTGAGCTAGAGAAGAGAGGGTTAGTTGAAACGCGAGGTTTAGATTGGTCAAACCCTGAATTTAAGAGGAATATAGGTAAGTACATGTCAGATGCCGTAGAGTGGGCAGATGTTATTATATTTCATTATACAAACCCTTCTGATATTTTAGTTAGATTTAATGATTTTGCAATACAGAATAAATTACCTAAATTATTTGTGTCAGAATTTGATGATGATTTTACATGTGTCCATCCATCTAACAGTTATTACAGGTATGCCGGAATAAAGAATATTCAGTTATCTGATGGTAATTATGCTTGGAAAGATGGGGAATTGTGTGATCCACTTGGGGAGTATAATGATGCAAGCGATTCTGAAAAAGACGCTTTTCGATTTAATATTTTAAGAAATAAGGCAAGAATGGCGAAGATGTTTAGAGCTCTCATATATTCAGATGTCATAACCTGTACAACCCCAGATCTCGGATTAACATTTAATAAGTGGAACGAAAACGTTTCTATTTTACCTAATTTTATTAACCCAGATGAAATGAACTACCCTGGTAAAAAGAAGAGGCGTGACCATGTATTAATAGGGTGGCAAGGTGGTGATAGTCATCATCACGATTTAAAAATGATTATGCCGGCATTAAAAATGATTAAGGAAAAGTACAAGGATAATGTCAAATTTAGATTTTATGGAGCAGCTTTTGTTAATATGTATAAAGAAATAAATGGTGAACATATAGAGTGGATAGATCCAGAAAAATTTAATAAAGTATTTTCAGAAGACCTTATTGATATAGGGATAGTCCCATTAATAGATCCAGAGATTAATCGTTTCAATAACTCAAAATCTAATATAAAATGGCTTGAGTATTCACACTACGCAATACCATCCGTAGTTTCTGGGTGTAAACCATACGTTCAACATATAGAGGATGGGAAGACAGGGCTTTTGGCTTATAGTGTAAATGACTGGTTTAATCACATATGCAAACTTATAGATGACCCTATTTATAGATTTAAATTAGGATCAGATGCAAAAAAACATGTTGATTTAAATTTCTCTATCCAGAATCATGCGTATAAGTGGTATGATTTATATATGAATGCGCTTAATGCAAAGGTTAAGCATTTATCTACAATATGAAATAAGGATTTAATATGGCTACATTCTCATGGACTAGTTTATTTACAAACCAGACTTTAACCCGAGACTCATTTATTACTAACTTAAGAACTAGGGTTGATGAAGACACAGAGGATAATATTAGTGATACTCAAATTGTATCTCTTATTAATCAGGGGTTAGATAATATTGGTCGAGCAGCTGGTCTCTTGCCAGAGTATGCCACCGTAAGTGCTGATGGTTCATCATCTTATACATTGCCTACAAACTTAGTTATGCTTGATGAATTGTATTATATCGATACAAATTCACCAGCAAACTATACATATTTGAGTTCAACTAATTTTCAAGAGCTACAGAGTAACGGATATAGCTCAGACACTCCTTATTATTATGTTAGAGAAGGTGAGAATGTATCAATATTTGGAAGCGGTAAAAGCACAGGTACTTATCGCCTATATGGTAGTAGAATACCTACAAAGCCAGCAACTGGCTCATCATATATAGATTTGCCAGATCAATATATAGAGTTACTTTACTTATGGTGTGAATGGAAATATTGGGTGAGAAGAAGAGTCCCAGATGAATCTTCTTTAGCTCGAGAGTTGTATTTTAGTATATTAAATAGTGTTCGAGAACAGGTTGTGTCCCAGTACTCAAGAGGCGCTACAGCTTATGGCTAAAGATCTTCGACAGAAAGTTGTTGATAATTTTTCTACTGGCTTAAATGTTATAGATAGCCCACATGATATGGCAGATTCTGATCTTCAGGTAGCAGATAATGTGGTTTTTAGACCTAGCGGGGAGGCTGAATCTATAGATGGACTTCTTCAGACTGGTAACGATATTTATATTAATGGGTCAATATCAACTAGCATATTAGGTGGAGTTAGGTTTAATGACCTAATATACATAATGGCGAGTAATGGCGTAGAGTCAAGACTAGTTTATTTAGATACGACATTAACCGGATCAATAACAGCCTTCGCTGATGCCGGAAGCGGTCAGGTGACTGTAACTTCTGTAAGTCACGGCATGAACAATAATGATTCAGTAACTATAAGTGGAACTACAAATTATAATGGTATTTTTACTATAGCAAATACAACCACTAATACATTCGAAATAACAGATACGTGGGTATCTGACGATGCTACGGGAACCTGGGATACAGATGGATGGGTGGAAGCCTCTAGTCAAAACTTCGATCCAGCAGCATTATTTGATTTCATTGTTTATAATAATAAGATGTGGTTTGTTAATGGATTAACAACAAATTCAAATGTTATTCACTTTTTAGATACATCTAATACTTTGACAGGCCTTACTACGGCATCAGGATTAGAATCCGGAATAAATCGTATAACTCTTCATTTAGAACGTGTATGGATATCTAAAAATAATAGTATATTTGTCTCTATTCAATATCCAACAGGTTCAAATACAGATTGGGATGCATCTAGAGCTTACTCAGGATCAAATGCACCAGGTCTTATCCAGTTAGATAATAACACTGAGGATTCTATAAAAAAAATGGAATCACATTTCGGTCAATTAACTGTATTTAGGGAGTTTAGGATAAATGTTGTTACTGGAACCTCTATACTTACAGCAACTATAGAAAAATCATTTAATGCCAGAGGGATAATTGCACCTTTTTCAATAGGAAAATCAGATCGTTTCTTGTATTTTTTATCACGAGATGGGGTTAAGCAGTTTTCTGGCATAACAACGCAGGATCAGACTACAACATTCGATTCTATAAGCACTATAGGATTAGATAGAAAAATAAGAACAGAGGTAACGGCTTTCTCAGACCAGTCAATGGCCACAGGGTATGCCTTTAAGGATAAATATTACCTATCTGATGGAGATAGTACAATATTGGTATTTGATGAAATAACAGGAGGCTGGTCAAAATGGACTATAGGAGGTGCGGAATTGTTTTTAGAGTCCGGTGATAATCTTTTTGTTGCAAAAGGCTCTAAGTTTTACCAGATTAATGCGGATCCATCATCATCAATAACTTCAAGGGTAAAGACAAAAGATTTTAATTTACAAACAGACCAATATTATAAAATGTTTGATAAATTACTTATAACATTAAAATCATTTCAGTCATCTCAAGATGTAGATCTTGAGTGGTACCTAGATGGTTCTGAAACGGCAAGTGGATCAAAAAGTATTACGGTTCAAGGTACTGGTGTGAAGTGGGATTCTGGATATAAATGGGATTCAGGTGTTCGATGGGATGCTGGATCAATAAATTTCACAAGAGAAAAGCAGCGAAAATTACGTCAAGGTGTTACAATAGCTTTTGGAGTTAAATCTACAGGATCAAATAGGTTCTCTGTTAGCTCGATAGATTTATTATATGAAATAATGCGAAAGGAGTCTTAGTATGGCAACTATATCACTTACGGACATTGTGTTTAATAGTGACTTAGAATCGGCAACGGTAAATTCTATATTTGCTGAAGTTGAAGATTTTCTAAATGGAACAACAGCTTCGGCAGATATTACTGTGACAGGGGCAGTTCAGGGAAGCTCAGTAACAGATGGAACAGCTACATTAACGAGCGGGGCATTTACTGGTCTTACTAATTTAACAATGTCCGGAACTATTGATCTTGGAACTAATACAATTTTAGATGGGACATTTACAGGTAATTGGAATTTCGGGTCTGGAACAATCGATACAACCGGAGAAATAACCGCAGGTTCTATGGTAACTGATAATATTACAGTTAACGGGAACATTATTAGTACAACAGCCGGTAATTTATCTTTAAATCCTGTTGCTGGATCAAGCGTTATTATTGACGGAGCAGCTAATTTTGATTCGGGGGTTGTAACTGGAATTACAAGTCTTACATCCACAACATTAACAGATGGGACTGCGACTATAACTGGCGGGGTCGGTTCTGGATTCACCTCATTTACATCCACAACATTGACAGATGGGACTGCGACTGTAACTGGCGGGGTCGGTTCTGGATTCACCTCATTTACATCCACATCATTAACAGATGGGACTGCGACTATAACTGGCGGGGTCGGTTCTGGATTCACCTCATTTACATCCACATCTATAACTGGGACATTACAAACGGCGTCACAGTCAAACATTACAAGCTTAGGAACATTAACCTCTCTAGTTATTTCCGGAGATCTTACAGTAGACACAAGCACTTTTCATGTTGATAGTACAAATAATAGGGTGGGGTTAGGTACAGCTATTCCTGCATTTAGGTTAGATGTCAGAGGTTCAGATGCGACAAAATTTACAGGTATATCGTTAAGAAATACAGATACTACCGCAGGAACTGAATCAGTATTACAAATGCCAGTTTTCAATGGGAATCCAGGATTTACATTAAGACAGTCATCCAACGCAGTTGGACCATCTTGGGCAACTGGAGCTTATGATGTTATGATTGCTACAGGTCAAGGATCTTCAGATATGCATTTTAGTGCAGGGGCTTTGGTTACGCCTGATCTTACTATAAGCTCAGAAGGTAGGGTTGGCATTGGATCATCATCACCAGTCTCTACTGCTCAATTGGAGATTTCCTCAACAACACGAGGGTTCCTGCCACCAAGAATGACTACAACACAGCGTGACGCCATCTCATCACCGGCAGCAGGGTTAGTAATCTACAATACAACGACATCGAAAATTAATTTATATACTGGATCATGGGAAGCCGTAACAAGCGCATAAAAGGATAAAAAAAATGGCAATTAAATCAGATGTAAGTTTTAAAGGTATAACAGTTAATGACTCTTATATAAAATTAGAAAAGATAGTTAATGCAGGTCCAAATATTCAGCTTCAGGTTGGTATTTATTCTATAGTTGATGGCGAGAAAGGGGAGTTAATTGAGAGATTACCTTATGAAATCGAGAATACTAAATCAATTTTAGATCAGGCATATCAGGCATTGAAAACTCAGATATTCACAGAGTCTACAGATATTTAACTATGACTGAAGATATCGCGTCTAAGGTAAATAGATTATCTAGTGATATACAAGAGTTAAAGAGAAGTCCTAATCAGGCGGTAATTGATAAGACTATGGCACTTCTTGTATCTAAATTAGATGACAGAGATAAGATAATAGATTTAGAGTTACGAAATCTATCAAAATCTATACAACTCGATATTCAAAAGACATTAGATGTTTCATTTTCTAATTTTGAATCAAGAATTGATAAAAAATTAAAAGAAGTTGTAAGAGAGCAAAAAGATAAAGTTAGCTGGGGTATTGAGGTAGTTAGATTTACTGTGGTTGTAATAATGTTTATACTTTCTATAAAGTTGGTGAAGTAATGAAAAAGATTATATTGAAACGATTTAGTGAAAAAGCCGAATGTATTCAGGGTGTTATTTTAGATGCGGAAACAAAAAACATAATTGCTCTAACATTAGAGAACCCCTGGTTAGATAATAAGCCAAATATAAGCTGCATACCTAAAGGATCTTATGTATGCTCTAGGTATAACTCTAATAAATATAAAAATGTCTATGAGGTTAAAAACGTAGATGGCAGGACTTATATATTAATACATTGTGGGAATACTGAAAAAGATACAAACGGATGTATATTAGTAGGTAAAGGATTCAGTGTAATTAGGGGGCATCAAGCTATAACTAATTCAATAGCTGCCATGTTAGAATTAAATAGTTTTCTTGGGGATAATGACTTTGAGATATTAATAGAGTGAGGAGATAAGTATGTTAGAAAGTGTATTTGTATTTATTTTTGATAAAGTTTTAGGGGGTGTAATCGGAGCGCTGCCAATTCCTATTCAGCTTGCCATATATGGTGTATTGGGGGCATTAGGCATATTTGTTGGAAGAAAGTTTATATTTATTAATATATGCATGAGATTCTTTCCTAATTTATTTGTAACTATGATGACGGATTTAGGCAAAAGTTGTAATACTTTTTTTGAAAAAAAGAAAGCTAAGGGAAAGTATAAAAATAGCTGGAAAATAGCAGAAGAAAAACTATCAGAAGCTATAACATCTTTTAATAATGAAATAAAGAAAGGTCCAGATGTCATTTAAAAGTGATTTTCAAGAGCCAAAAGATAGGTATTTTGCAGCTGAGAATCTTAATTTTCAGGTCGGTTCAAGCCCTACTATTTCAGATATTTCTGGATCTATTGGGATACCCAGTATAGATGGTCACATTCTATGTAAGAATACAGCCGGTTCTACCGGAAATATATTAGTTGAAATAAGTAATGATGGATTAAATTATGGTGACCAATTTACATTATTTAACACAGAGACGTTTGATTTAAGTGGATTAAGTATAAAGAAGATAAGAATAACACATTCTGGAACTGATTCAGGCTTTAGGCTATTTGCGCGATAATGGGTTATCAAAGAGGGTTCCCCGCCTCGGGGGTTGTATCAGATAATAATAGCACTTCAGTAACGCTTGGTATTAATGGTGTATACAAAAAGTGGGACGAAGGTCGTAAGTTTGACTCTGGTGTAAAATGGGACTCATTGAGTTCAAAATATATAGGTAAGCCAGATGAGGTTCTAGAGTATTCTGAAATAACTATATTTATTTACTCGGAGGTATCTAGTGCTGATAATGGTATAAGTTTAGAATTCTCTTCTGATGGTGTTAACTGGGATGAGAAAAATAAATATACACTATATGGTGGGGAATCATTTAAAACTACATTAAAAGTGACAGCAAGATATTTCCGTGTTGTTTATGACAACGGATCATCCGCTCAGACTGATTTTAGACTACAAACTATTTATCATAGGTCAAAAAATGAAGGCGGAGATGGGTCATCTTCTAATCAATCTGTATCTGATCTACCTCTGGCAGCTTTTGGTGAAGTTAATACAATACAATCTACACCTATTGAGCAAATAATGTATGTGTATGGGATCGGGGATAAAACAGAAGTTTTTGCAGGCGCCTCTGGGTCTGTAAATGTGGCAGACTCACTTGTAAATTGTACAACTGGTACAACCATAGGTGGTTATGGAGTAGCCAGAAGTAAGCGAGCTTTAATATATAGACCAGGAGAGGGTGCTGAAGCAAGATTTACAGCTATTTTTACAACGGGGGTTGCCAATAGTCTGCAATTCGCTGGTTTATTCAGTGCAACTGACGCGTTTTGTTTTGGATATGATGGGTCTAATTTTGGAATATTACATAGGTATGGTGGAGCCTTAGAGATACAAACTATACAGATAACTAATTCAGCAAGTGGAGCAGAAACCGTTACCTTAACTTTAAATAATACAATATTTTCAATACCTGTAACCAATGGAAGTGTTCAATTTAACGCTCGTGAAATTGGTGAGTATCTCGAGTTAAACACTTCAGACTGGAGAGTTGATATTATAGATGATTCAGTTACTATTTTAGCTCAATCAGTTGGAGATAAGGCAGGCACTTTTTCAATATCATCTACCGGTACGTTAACGGGGTCTTTTTCAGAGGAACAGGTGGGGGTTGATAATACATCCGACTGGACATATCTTTCTTCATGGAATGGTTTAGGGGCTAACTGGTTAGATCCGACAAAAGGAAATGTATATAAAATAGAATTTCAATATCTAGGGTTCGGTGCAGTTAATTTTTTTATCGAACATCCTGACACCGGTCGCCTTATACTTATACATCAACTAAAATATACAAACAGAAACACGTCAACATCTGTAAGGAATCCATCTTTAAAATGTGGTTGGGCCTCAGCTTCCCTTGGTTCAACAACTGATCTTTCAGTAAAAGGTGCTTCTATGTATATTGCAACCCAAGGAATAAGGGTAAAAAGAGAAGAATCACATTCTTATGTAAACACAAAAAATATATCTACTACAGATACAAACTTAATCACAATTAAAAATTTAATCACGTTTAATAACATACCTAATCTTAGTGAAATTATACCTATAATATTAACTGGGGCAAGTGAAAGTAATAAGACTACTATAATAACAGTGGTGAAGAATGCAACAATTGATGGGACTCAAAACTTTGAGTATTTTTCTGAAGATGAGAATATAGCTCTAATAGATACTGCAGGGACTACATATACCGCAGGAGATGGGAAGGTTATAGCAACTACGGTTATATCACCTACTGGGGTATCGCCTGAGATTATGTTTGAAAATTTAAAGGTAGTGTTAATACCAGGAGATACATTAACATGTCTTGCAAGATTATCAGGTGGGGCTGCCAGCGATGTTACTATTAGTATTTCATGGGATGAGGACTTATAATAGTATAAATAAAGAGAGGTAGATTATGGCACGAACAATAAGTCAAATATCAGGAGAATTCGGATTGTCTCGAGGGGCAACTGCCGATCCATTTTCAAAGCAGGAAGCTGCAGTATTATCTAATGTGCAAAGATCTTTGCAAGATATAAGGTCTCAACAACTAGAATCTGAATCAGGAAGAGGGTTCGGTAGAAGCTCTTTTGCAGATGCTGCATTTTCTAGACAAGCAGAGGGTGTTGTGGGTCAGGTGGGACAACAGTTTGCTCAAGCTAGAACACAAGAACAGTTAGCTGAGAATCAATTTCAAAGGAATATTATAGGGCAACAGGTTGGGGCTGATGTTAGTAGCCGATTATTAGGCGAACAGACAGCAGCAGAACAGCAATTAATAGGTTCTAGAGGGGCTGAACAGAGATTAACAGATATAGCAGGTGTTGAGGCAAGAACCGCTAGTGAGCAGCAGCTTATTGGAGCAAGAGGATCTGATACTCGTCAAACTTTAGCCCAGCAAATTGCTGGTCAGCAAGATTTATCAGCCCAACAGGCTCAGCAGCAACTAGGACAGCTAGAGGCTGCTACACAGGCCGAGACAGGGTTGATAGGTGCTAGAGCAGAAAGCCAAAAAGATTTACTAGCAGATCAAATTGCTGGTCAATCAGCATTATCAACACAGGAAGCAGCACAGCAGATAGACAAAATACAAGCTGCAGCTGGTGTTGAAGAGGGCCTTATAGGGGCTCGTGGAGCCGAGCAACGCCTTGGAATACAGGAGCAAGCACAGGCAGCGGAAAGCTTAGCTCAGGTACAAGGTATTGAGCAAAGGATTACGCAATCTCAAAATTTTCAAGAACAAGGCAATTTAATTAATCAAAAAGCTGAGATTCAAACACAGCAGGCTAATCAACAATTTCAGAATGATTTAGCTCTTCTTAATCAGAAGTATGATCGAGTTATACAATCATTGCCTGAGGAATTTAAATTAAAGGCTGAATATGAAGAACAGGTTTTTGAGAATAAATTACAAATTACAAGAGAGCAACAGATTGTTGATTTTGCGACAGAGGCAGCCTTCACTCAGTTATTAAGTATATTAGGGGGAGATTTGCCGGGATTAGATTTAGACCTACCGGAGATAAGTATATAATGCCATCATTAGCAGATAGTTTATTTAGAGACGAGATATCAGATATAGATGAAGGTGGAGAAAAGGATATATTATTTGATATTACCTCTAAATCAGGTATTAGTGGATCATTATCTACCCCATTAAAACAAAGTGATACGGGGATTGGTAGGTCTGGTTTTAAATTATTTAATCCATTCTCTGGTCTATCATCTCCAGATATACAATCTCCAGATATACAATCTCCCGATATACAGGCTCCAGATATACAATCTCCCGATATACAGGCTCCAGATATACAATCTCCCGATATACAGGCTCCAGATATAGAAGCTCCAGATATACAGGCTCCAGATATAGAAGCTCCAGATATACAAGCTCCAGATATACAGGCTCCCGATATACAAGCTCCAGATATACAGGCTCCCGATATACAGGCTCCCGATATACAAGCTCCCGATATACAGGCTCCAGATATACAGGCTCCAGATATAGAAGCTCCAGATATAGAAGCTCCAGATATACAGGCTCCAGATATAGACTTACCTAGGATTAACTTACCTGATATTGATTTCCCATCTTCAAATGATGGGAAAGTTCAATTATCTACTGGTATTGGTGGAGATTTAACAAATGGGATATCTATCGAGCAAGATGACGGAAGTTTCGGTCAAATAGGTACCTATGGGGGGGGGGCAATAGATGTCAGCGATAGGCTTGAATCTGAATGGTCTAATGTAACTAAAGGGACGGATGCCGAAGGTATTAAGTTAAAGGATCTTAACGATTTTTATCTTGATCCTGCAGGGGCTTTAGAGAAGCATGGAGAAGATAAGTTAAATTCGGCATTAAGTCAATATAGTGATATTGGGACTGAAGATATAAAGGAGTTAATTGACTTCGCTAAAGACCCCGTTGATTATATTGAAAATAAAGGTGTAGATAAAGCTAAAGAGTTAGCTCAAAAATCTGTAGAAAAAAAGATTAAAAAAACGGTAGAGAAAGAGCTTAAAGAGCAGTTTGGAGACAGTGTATCTGATAAACTTGTTAATGATGCAACAAAGCAAATTGCTAATGAATATGGGGCTGAATTAATAGTAGGCATAGGGACATTAATTAATGGAGGGAATGTTAAAGACGCCAGAAATGCTGCAGCTAAGGAGTTTGTTTACCAATCATTAAATAGTTTTATGCCTGGTAGTGGCTCACTAGTAAGAGTTTTAGCTGACAAACAAGTAAGCCAAATAGTTGATTTTGCGTTCAAACCTACGGATATTGCCCTTGAGGCCTTAGGTGACCTTGGTGAAGAGGCTCTGGATTTGGTAAAAGATGTAACAGGCGCTATAAGCTTTGCCGGAGGCACGCTGCTAGATGTTGTTGACCCAATAGATTCAATAACCAGCTATGGGTGTAATCTATCGACAGCAGCATATAGATCTTCATTTATTACAAAAGATGAGTTCTTAGATTTTCCTAGGTTTAGAATTCGTTTTCAAAAGCATGAAAGAGGGGCAGATAAATTCTGGTCAGGATACGTGATATTAACAAACCCTATTCAGGACTTTCTTGTTTTAAATAAAAACATAGGGTATGTAACCTATAAATTAATAACTAGACCTTGGTTAAATCATATGCAATTTATTATGGGGAAGAAAAAGTTTAGCATATTTGGATTTCTGGCTATGCAGTTTATGCGTGTAATTTCGATATCCGCATATTTTATAAATAAACATAAGTGCGATAGCTTAAATACATTTTTCGAAACAAATAGTATAATGAGTGTATATAGAAAAACAATAAAAGGAGTCTCTAAATGTCGTTAGGATTCGCACAATTTGCAGAGTTGGATACTGAAATTAGTGATATGCCATCCAATAATATACCAGCGCCAAGATCATCTAAAACAGGTAAGAGAAAACCTATATCTAATAATAAAGCAGCAGCAAAATCTAGGGCTGGTGGCGCAAAAACTAGATCAGAGATAGCATTAGAGTCTGTCATTAAGGGGCAGGATGATCTAATGAAGTCCCAGCAAAAAGCCACAAAAGTAAAAGAAGCTTCTTCTAAAATGATTACATTAATGGATAAAATTGGTGAACTACCTCCAGAGGAAGCTCAGTCTGAGTCAACTTATAATAATGTAAAAAATATAGTACCTAACTTAACATTAGAGCAGTATAGATCTTTAGCTGATAAATCTCAAAAAAGAGCTACTTTAACAAGGCAGTTATCTAGATTACCTGTTGGAACTCAGTTGCCAGAGGCTTCGCTTAAAAAACTAAAATCAGTAGGTATTGATAACCCTAATAAATATATGAGCTTATCTGTAACTAAACCAACAAACACTATTGTTGGCGCCTTACAACAAACAGCCATAAATCGAGCTAAGGCAGCTAGAAAGACGGGGGTGTCAACTTTTGGATCAGGAGCAGGGGAGGGGTTACTATCTAAGCAAGAAGATATAGCTAAATCTGCCACTGAGTCCCTAGCCTTAAAGGATAGGGAAAAACTAATGAGAATAAAATCTCTTTCTGAAGGTTTAAAGTCAGGTAGTTTAGATGAGAGGCAAAGGTTTACGGCTATACGTGAGATTAAAAACGACCTAATTACTCAATCGAAAACTGCTGACACGCTTAATCAATGGTTTAATAATGTGCGTGATTTTTCTAGTCTAGATAAATCTAAATCAACTCTTAGGCTGGATGATAATTTCGGTGAATTAACTGGTACAGGCAAGGCAATCGTGACTAAAAAATCTTTCCAGAACATAAATGATATTGGATTGGTGTATTCTCTTATTAAAATGCTAGACCCTGAGTCTGTTGTCAGAGAGGGTGAGATTAAATTAGCTAATAACTCATTAGGATTATTAGAATCCCTTGGTGTTAAGGTAAATAATATATTTAAAGGTGAGACATTAAGCCCGCAGCAAAGAGCTGGTATATTAAATGTAGCTAATAAGACATTTATTAGTGGGAGTAGATCTTTAAGGGAGAATGTTAAGACTGCAGATGCTACCGCTAAGAGGTTTGGGTTAGAATCTGAACTTGCTATACCTGGTAGCGTAAGAAAGATTGTGAAAAACTCTGAGGTAGCTGAGAAAGCTATATCTGATTTTGAAGCGAGTCAAAAACCACCAGAAGGTACATTTAAAAGTGTAGAGGAAGCTGAGCGTTCTGGGCTTAGAAAAGGCGCAGTGGTTGAGATTGAGGATGCCACAGGTAGAAAAAGAAAGGCGATAATTGAATAATGCCAGTTAAATTTTTAGATAGTGATAAACTTAATACATCGGATAATCAATTGGTATCGAACGCTCCAAAAAGGAGAGTTGTCTTTCTAGATGAGCTAGACCCAAGTGACCCTAATTATGAACCGACACCAGAGCCTGTAGAAGATTTTACGACCACTGAGAAGGTTATTTCTGAGAGTGCCCCTATATTAGGAGGGTTATTAGGTTCCGTTTCTGGGGCTGCACAAGGCGCTGCCATAGGTAGCGCAGTTCCTGTGTTAGGAACCGCCGTAGGTGGGGTTGCTGGTGCTATTATAGGGGGCGCTATAGGTAGTGGTGGAGGACGAGCCTTAGGAGATGTAATGGAGGCTCATTTCGGTGGTAAAGATCGCCCTGGCTCTGAGATTATGAAGAGATCAGCACGTGAAGCAGGTATGAGCGCACTTATCGACGTCCCCCTTCTTGGACTAGGGGCTGCTGCTAAAGCTGTACGTCCAGCGGTGCGTGGCTTATCAAAAAATGTAAGGGCTTCGCGTCTATTAAAGCAATCTAATCAGAGGGTTATTAACAATAAAGCTAAGGTTCAACTTAAACTTGATATGATTAATAAGGAAGTCTCTGATGCAAATAAAGCTATAAAAAAAGATCATGCAATTAAAAAAGCAATGTCAGAAGGCAGAGCAGATAAGGCTCTTGGTAAAATTGGTATAATTCTAGATAAAGAGGTTACTAAAGTTTCTAAAGAGATAGCAGGAGCTTCAAACCAGGCTCTAAAAGAGCTTGGTAAGGAGTATGATCTTATAGGGGAGCAGTTCGGTCGTAATACCATAGAGTTAAAGGATACTATTGTCGGTTTGAATAAGTTAAGTAAATCGAATGACCCCGTCATATTTCAGTCTATGAGTAAAGTTAAAGGTCTAATTAAAACATTAAATGCAAAGAAGAATGGGCACACGGTTAATGACGCGATAGCTTTAAGACGACAAATTACTGCTCAGGAACGTAAGTTATATAATTCTGGTGGTGAGGTTAGTGGTGCTTTAGCTGAAACTTTATCTGAAATAAGAAGTGTTCTTGATAGCAAGTTATCCGATTCAACTTTTGGATTATCTGGTAAATTAGCTGAACGCTACAAGGAAACTATAAATTTAGCTAAATCAAATAAGTTATTTAGGGGTGATTTATTGAAAGCTGGTAATCTTGGTATGCGTAACGCTGAAGATATAGTGCAAGCTGATATAAAGGGTATGCTAAGAGAGTCAGAGCGAGTAGGTGATAGCTTTCTAAAAGTTGGCCATAAGCAAGCTCTAGAGATAGCACAGTCAGGTGAAAGCATTTTTGATATAAGTAATAAGAGTGTATTAAAGATAGCTAATCAATCAAAAATACTAAGGGCTTCTAAGGTACCTGATATGATTAAATTAGCGGATTCAATTGATGAGTCCATGATAAATATAGCCAGGGGTCAGATAAGTAAGTCAAATATTAAAAAATCACTAAAGTCAATTGGACAACCTGAGATGGTATCTAATGATCTAGCGGATGTTTTAGAGAGCCGTCTTCTTAAATTAAAAAATCTTGATGTAAAACAAAAGGATAAATTATTAAAAATGGGGGCAGATAGGGATGTTGCAAATAGCTTACTTGGCACATACATAGCAGGTGATACTGCTGCTAGGGTTCTGCCTGGTGCGGTTGGAAAATCTATACAAGGTGCAGTTAATCTTTTAGCAATAAAGAAGTGGGCCCCGATTACCGCTGATGTGTTAGACCCAATATTAGAAAAGTATTCTAAATCCCTATTAAGTGTCCCTTCTTTTAAAAATGAAGCACTAAGACAGATGATGCAGACGGTAGTTAGTGATGTATCTAAAACTGAAAATTAATTTTTCTTATGGTCAATAAACGACTCAGCCATATTTGTAGATGCTATTATAAATAAGCATAAAAACATAGCTAACGATAATTTACCTAAGAAAAAAAGAACTACCGCACTGTACCCTGAGATCTCAATATACAGTGCGGTTAATATAATCCCTAAAGCTATTAATATTTTCATTTAGAAATTTCTGTGATTAATTGGTGCTTAAGAATATTCGTCATTCCTTTGTGAGTTTTAATTAGATCTAATATTTTATTTTTATCTGTATCATCTACTTTAATTACGCCTTCTGTCATTAGACTTACTGCCCATGCTATATACTTACCTGGTTCCTCTGTGTTTGCTCCAGCAAAGAAATTGCCAAGTGTTTTTGCGAGAGTTAATGTATTCCCATTCTCGTCCTTAAGTTCTTTTTGGTTTAGATCCACAATAGATTTATCTAGGTTTATTTTTTTCATTTTTTTAGCTCCTCATTATCTTTAGTTATTAAATACCATATATACGCAGACATCGACATATTTCTTTTATTAGCACACTCCTTCATATATTTCTTTTGATCTGAATTTACTCTCATATAGAAGTGCTCTGACTTCTTATTGTTTATAATAACCATCTATCATTCCTTAATGACCAGTATACGGTATTACAAAGATTATCCATGACGTTTCCTGGCTCCCACCCTATAGACTTCATTCTAGAACCATCTAATGCATACCTCAAGTCGTGCCCTGGTCTTGATGAGTGGAAGTCCACCATCTCATATATTAATTCTTTACCAACGTTTAAAGCTATTGTCTTTGCAAGCTCAAGATTATCTATTTCCTTTGACCCCACAATATTGAATTTCTGACATTTTACACCGCTATCGTGTATGGGCATGTTAACTGTATCGTAATTTATAAGATGCAAAAGTGCAGATGCGACATCTTTTGCATGTATATAATGCCTAGAACCAGCCTTTTTCATTGACTCATCCGAGTGTATTGTTACTTTCTGACCATCCCTAACCTTCTTAATGCACATTGGTATGAATTTTTCTGGATGCTGACGCTCTCCAAATACATTCATAGTATGTGTAATTATAGCTGGTAGTCCGTATGTGTTGTGATAGGCTACTACAAGCTCCTCAGCAGCAGCTTTTGATGCGCTATAAGGGTTTGTCGAGTTATATCTATCATACTCTTTATACGATAAACCCTGTGGTGCTGGACCAAATATTTCGTCCGTAGAAAAATATATAAACTTCTTTAATGATTTAAGTTTTCTTGCATAATCCATGATATTTACTGTACCTACTGTATTATCAAGAACAAAATCCATAGGGTAATCAATTGATCTATCTACATGAGACCCTGCTGCAAGGTGCGCGATATAGTCAACATCTCCAATCATTTTTGATATCATAGGGTTTACTGCCGACTTTAAGTCATGATGTACGATTGATAATCGTTTTGAGTTTTTTACAGAATCCATATTTAGATCTGAAATTCTATTTAGATTTCCACTATAGTCTAGTCTATCAAGACATACTATATCCCAATCAGTATTCAGGTAAATGTATTCTAGTAAATGATGCCCTATGAATCCGGCTGCACCAGTTATTAATATCCTCATTCCAAACCCTCTATCATAGCAGCAGTTCTAGCATACCCTGCCATATCTACTAAATTGTCTCTTTTATGAGCAGCCTTCTCTCTTGCTACTTTAAATAAAACCATCATTAAAGACACATCCTTCTTAGACACATCTACACCTAGATATCCTGACCATAGATCAGCTATATCCTGGAAGTTGTGCTTAGGATCCCCGTACTGAGTCATTCTATTATTGGATGTTATGTCTAAAGCTTCCATTAATATAGACGCATCCTTCTCGTTTTTTATCTGCATTTTTTGTCTCCTCAAATAAATACCACCCTGGTGCCCAGGGAGGGGGGTGACCCAGGATGGTAATATACAATGTATCATACAGTGTTATCTATTTCAATTATTTTATCTATTACTTCCTGGACACTCTTCGCAACAAAAGCAATCCCACCACAGTTATTGACGCTATCGATAAACCAATCTTGTAGCTTCGTCGTCCCTTTCTTGTTACTTGGAGTCTTAACCTCGATAGCAACGAATTTCCCTTTATAAACACCGATGAGGTCTGAGATACCAGCCATTTGCATTGGCCCCCCATGTATCTTAAAAAAGAATGACTGGTCATAACTGTTTAGCTCCTTTTTTATTTTTAGTACGAGTGCGCTTTCTTGCTTCATTGCCATTTAAAATATCTCCTTCGAATTGTACTTTAATTTCATGTATCTTTCTTAAATCTTTACAACTGTAATTTTTTAACTCCTCTGTTTCTGATGGGGTGTATTTTATAATCTCTCCATTCTTAATATTTCTAAATATCCAAGTTCTTTGATCTTCACTTATATACATTTTATGATCATCTAAAAAACTTAGACCACCCATCGGTATTACTCTTTCAGGGATATTTTTAAGACCCCCCCAGGCGTAAGATTCAGACTCTTCCCTCCATCCAATATTTTTATAATGCTCCTTTGCTAAACTAACACAGTCATTATGTACTTTTATAAATTTATTATAGTTAGCCTCTGTATTGATAGTCATTACATATTCACGAACCTTACATAACGCCTTATATTGTGGCGTTGTAAAAAACATACTCATTAATCTAGCCCCTCTTCATTAAAGTCATACTCTACTTCTGTTTTTATATTATTCATCTTATTTATATCCTCTAGAACCTCTTCGTCAAAATTGTTTTTATATGTCATTATTGCCTTTAGCATTCTGCATCTATCTAATATTATCGCAGACCCTTTTGAGCCCCCTGTATTATGGTTTTTTAGATCCGAGTCTTTATCTATTATATGAAACTTCCTCAATAATTGCTTAAGCTTCTGGTATGTCATATAACTAAAATCATCTTCATTCTCTTTACTCTTTAAGACGTCTTTAATGAAGTGATCGCTTATTCCTCTACGTATATATACATCGCCATCATATAGGAAGCTCATATCTTTTATTTTTCCATCCTGAACTCTTTTAATCCAAAGATATAACCTCTCTACTATCTCTAATGATTTAGTATCCCCGCCAAACGCCTCTCTTGTATCTACTCCATCCCTTGCCTTTTCAAGCATAATATTAAAAACACTCTCATTTACATGTGACTTATCATCTATTAGCTTTGCTACACATAGGTATGGGGTCCACAACTCTTTCTGCCTAAATGTAACCTTACTCTTTTTTAACTCTTCGCGCTTATTAGATAATGATGTTCTGTAGATATCGTCAACATCCTTCGCGTACTGCATCCCAAAGCAATAGATCATATCTCTAAGCTCCTGAGATTCATCTTTCACGTTAGCCTCTATAAGCTCCTCTATCTCAACGCCCTCCATGGCTCTAATCATCTCTAATAAAATCATCCTATCTTCAAGTATGGAGTCGGCGCCTTTTGTTCCAGCAAATATTTTCATACAGTAGTTATGAAACGTAACAACCGAGTTCGATTGTCCCTCACACCTTGTTGCCGAACCGCTCTTTTTGTACCCAGCCTTCAAAAGTTCTAATTTTTCTGACTGCCCTACCTCTCTTTGCTTTTGAGTTGGGTTAAGATTTTCAGCTTCATCTATAAGAAGCATGCAGCGGAACGCCTCAACACTCCTAAAAAGGGCTGCATCAGATATTGATGACGCAAGTTGCGAGTTAAAACCTAAGAGATGAAATATCTCTAAAAGTGTCGTTTTGCCAGACCTTTTTTCAGCTAGAAGGTGGACATAGCCGACTGCATTGAAAACCATAAATAACGATGTCACCATTAATAATACTGCACAGAATGAAGCATCGTAATTTTTTTTAAAATAAACAAATCTATTTATAAATTTAAGAAGTTTCTCGTATAAATCTCTTGGATCTACCATGGCCTTGCCATTTACGTACTTATTTACCGAGTATGGGCCATCCTTAAAAGACCAGTACTCACACCTATACTCAGGGCCTAATTTCCTCTGTAGCGCGAAGTTTTCTTTAATAATCTGGTAATCTTTTACTACCGAGATATCTCCATTCGAGCAAACCATTAAAACTTCATTAACAACCTTCATTATTCCATTTTTATCAGTAACGGTCTTAGGTCTTGTTATTGTGTAATAAAGAAACCCCTCCTTATAATCTTGCCCTGAGCTTATTAGCTTTATATCATTTTCATGATCTTTAAATATAGACGACTTATCATCCTCTGTATCCTTATCTTTGAACACCTCAGTTTGACTTGAAAAGACCAAGTCTTGTATAGACCTAAGTATATTTTTAAATGATGATAACTTGAATCGTTGCTTTATCTTATCTAAAACGTAAACCTCAGCAATATGTTTCGGCATACTTGAAAGGAGGTTGCATATCGGTTCTAGTTTTAAAACGAGATCTTTCTTGTCAGTATCAGGTGGTATTTTATTAATTAAGTGATCTATATAAGATTCTGATTCTAACTTTAATTCATGGAAAGCCTCGACACCTTTATCTTTTATAAATTCATTTAAATCTATTTTAGATACTCCAGGGCCCCTAGGCAATAGTATAACAAAAGGGTTAATGCCAGCATGTAACAACATTTCACAAATTCTATCAGTACCCTTCTGGCCAGCCTGATTTTCATCGTTATCATTAGCGATATAAACCCGTTTAAAATTCTTACAAAATTCAACGACTCTTCCATACTCATCTCTTTTGAATGATGTCGTGACCGCAGATACGGAATTGATCCCATGCATCTTTGCTGATAAATAATCTGTAACCCCTTCCGTTATGACAACTTCATCATTGTCTTTGCTGCACTTAATTATCTGGTTTTTTATTGATTTTGATACCCATGGTCTTTTCTCAGAGTTTAAGTATTGCTTAAAATACTTTGGGGACTCTACTCCATTGCCCCAATTATTTGTTTTTGATGTCTTTCTACCTATGGTGTACTTTACCACACCGTAGTCATTATATGGGATGACTAATCTCCCTTGGTATATATGGAATACTCCCGTCTTTGATTTTTCTGATTTATTAAATAACCCTGATGACAAAAGCTCCTCTTGAGTCCAGTATTCCCGCATATTCACCGAAGGACATACCGCACCATACCCCCATCTTTCAGTCTCTAAAAATTCTTTATTGAATCCATATTTTTTACATATAGACTCAGCCATATTTGTTTTTTTTAACTGTGACTGATATTCGGATACCGCATATTCGATTATATCAAATACAGGCGAGTAAACACCTCCCTCATATGATGAGTCCTGTTGATTTATCTCATATTTATTTGCAAGGTATTTTATAGCCCCTTTAAATGACTCTGATGCTTTTTTACCTCTTGAGCATGACCCAAATTTTATTAGCTCTATTAGATGTATATAATTACCGGATACACCGCAGTTAAAGCAATTAAATGTCGGCTCTATTGTGTTTACCTGAAAGCTAGTCCCAGACTTGCTACTATGCCCCACAGGGCATTTCCCTATATAGTTATGCCCATTTTCTTTCATCTCTGGGAGATAGCTTAATACCTCACTTATAGTGAGTCTTTTATTTATCTCATCTATTATATTCATTATCTTAGCTCACTAGGTAGATGGACTTCATGTGCTTTTGTTATAAGTGCACCACAGTAAGTTGATACATTACTGCTCTTTAGACACTCACTCCTCATTGTTATTACACCGTTTTCAACCCCCTCATTATTGTATGTTCGTACTTCATTTAGATTATTTGATACCAATATGTCAGCGGTCTTTTTTATAAACCCAGATTTAAACCCTATAACAGACGGTAGTACTACAGACACTATATCGTAGTGGTCCCCCATAGATAGGTATACCCATCTTGCTATAAGAAAAACTGAATCCTCTGGCTCTAATGCATTCTTAGGTCGCATTAAAACACTTAGCTTATCATCACCCATTTCGAGGAACCGCTCGATGTCCGTTGCTAACGCAACTCTAGATATCCTCTTATCTCTTAGGCACTCTTTTATTACATCATCCATAAGAATCTCATTTTTACTTGGGAATCTTTTAGAGTTTTTTTTAGCGCAAATTATTACAAGTATTTTATTAATTTCTCGTTCCATTCTTCAAACCTCACGCCTTTATCATCAATGTATAAGTCTGCCACTGGCTTCCCGAACTGAATAAGATCGTATTTAACCTTATTCCTACTTAACCAACTTTTAGTAATGCTAAGGTTGTTTATATGTCTTCCTGTGTGAATAATTACTATATTCCCTGTTTTTTTTAGTTGGGCCATAATTAAAATTGTATTTCTTATAGGACTTCTAAATTGATAATCATCATGGTCTATCTCACATATGACCCCGTCCATGTCAAAACAGTATGTCTTCATTTTATATTCTCCATTTTTATAGCTGTCTTAGCATTTATATCTGAATTGCAAGTCTTGCCTATTAAATTGCGATAGTAATTACCAGGTATACCGTCCCCAGGGCTTAATAGACACAAATTATCTTCCGTAAAAACCTCCCCTTTTCTTATATTTCTATTAGCACATATTGACCGCATTAATTTAATTCTTGACCCCTTAATCCCGTCACCATCTATAGCCGATAATGAATGATCTAATCCTATCATTTCTTGAATATAATTCACCTGTCTCCTCATGTATCTAAATTTGACTGGTGTCAAAGATCCTTTGTGATCTGACCCCTTATCTTCAGGGTCTAATGTCATGTGCTTCTCTATTACTGTTGCCCCCATACAAACCGCAATTTTAACCGCATCTATCCCCATCGTGTGGTCCGAGTAACCTATTCTATATCGTATTCCATATTGATTCTTTAGTGTGTTTATACGAATTAATCTAGCATCACTATCTTCTGTTGGGTATTTAGACACACAGTGCATTATTGTTACGTCTTTCTTATATAGTATCTTAAGAGCCTCTGTTAACTCGAAAAAATCACACATACCTGTAGATATTATTATTTTTTTATCCAGAGGCTTTATCCCTTCTAATAAAGGTATGTTGGTTATGTCTCTCGATGCAATCTTAATATATTCGCATTTTGGTATTATGTGCTCTCTTATTATTCTTTTGTTTAAAAGCGTTGATGAACATAATGTAATAACTACATCCACCCCTAAATCTTTCGCCCTAATACATAAGTTGTTTATATCTACCGGATCTAACTCTAATTTCTTTCTATGATCCATGTATGTTTTTCCGTAGCTATTTGGTGAATTATAAGGTGAATTAGCCATATCATCCGTCATCTCATTATCAAGATCTCTCATGGTTAGCTTGATTGCGTTAACCTGACTCTTTGAGGCCTTCTCTATCATGTTATATGCGGTATCAATATCCCCATTATGGTTTTGCCCTAACTCAGCTATTATGTATGTCATTTATCAACCTCACTGCTATTATTGTTATTTTTGTACTGCACTTTGCACATATATCATCATCCTTAGTGTTGACAGGCACAAGACCCCTACAGTTCCCACAGGCCTTTTTGTATCCATTATTCCCATAAAAGAATTCATTTTCTTTTATGTTTTTTACCCACATAAAACGGGTTGCTTTTACCTCATCAACTGTCATCATTGCCGTTGTCTAACTCCTGTTCCTTTATTATAATCTGAAATATTTGTCTTAAATCATCTGCTATTCTTGGGTGTTTTTCTTTTAATTTTATTCTAGCTGTGTTTAGAGAGACTAATTGTCTATTTGTTATTAAATTTTTCATAATAAAGACTTTTTCAACCTCGCTTCCGTTAGTTTTAATTTATTAATTCTAAAAATATAATCTGAGAATGCTTCGTCTATCTTTTCAGAATTACTTATAATATTAACTACACTATTATTGTTCATATTGATATTTACATTTAATGAACCAGGTAAAGAGAAAGGTGAACTTGGGTCTGGATGTAATGATATTATTTTTTTCATTTAAATTAGTCCTTTTAATGTTGGTATCTCTTTAATAAGTGTTTCTTTTATATCTAATGCTATGTCCATGTGTTCTTTCTGAGTGCCGTTACCTGTCCTTAGTTTTAGATAATGTATCCAACTACGAATCGTTCCAGACATATATAAAGTTGTTTGAGTGGATAATGGAAGTAGCGATCTTGCACATTCTTTAGCTACACCGTGCTCAATGGCTGTATTGTAAAGTTTTAAAGACTTCTCTTGGTGATGTTTCAATACGCATTTAAACCAAGACTTCTTATCTTCTGTTAAGTCGTCATTACTCATTTGTCTATTATTAAGATCCTGACTCCTAGCTTCTTGCGTCTCGAATGACGTAGCCTCTGCATACCTTTGACTGAACTCCTGAAATGAGAAACTACGGTGTCTAAGTATCTGGGCCGATATAGCTCGACTAGTTGTAATCTCCACACACATACTACCCATCTCAAATACAGACCAATGACCTTTGGTCATACAGTATTTTAATAGTTTAGATACATTTGGGTTATCTTGGTTTGCAGGGTTACTCACCCGTGCACAATACCCTATTACCTTCTCACATTCTGGGGTCACCCAGATTATTTTTGTTTTACTCACACTCAGACTCCTCATCAAAAAGACCTAAAACTTCCTTTTTTTGTTTATAATTCATATGTTTATATGGTGTCGTCATATCAAACATATAGTAATCATCTTTCGTTCCATCACTGTTATATGATGTAACCATATAACATTCGTTCGGGTCTATTAAACTTATTTTTTTAAACATCTTTCTAACCCCTGACTATATAGTCTCTTGTGTCTATGCCTTCTTCTAATAAAATTAAATATTCTTCTTTAGTTATTACAATTCGTTCCTTACTCATTTCATATAATCCTTTATATGTGTCTAGTGTGTTCATACTAAAAACTTAGCAATTTCTATTATAGATATACTAGCGAACCCACCAGCAGCCGTTGCCATATAATCCATGGGGTCGCAGGTGTGATTCTTAGGATTTAGGTAGTCATAAACCTCTTTCCCTATAGCTCCTGCTTGTACGGCCATTATAGATAAGGGTAAGTTACCTAATGAAACAATACCAACTAAAAAACCAACTATAAAATGACCTCTCTTGTCTTTTGCTAACTTTATCATGTGAAAATTCTCCCTTGGTGCGCTTATTAATTTATTCATCTCTCAACCTCTTTCGTTCCATTTTGATTTTTCAATAACCTACTATAAACGGATTGCTTGCGATCCCCGCATTGTCTGCTATCACCGCATTGTCTGCTATCCCCGCATTGTCTGCTATCCCCGAATTGCTTGCTATAACCATATTGTCTGCTATCACCGTATTGTCTGCTATCCCCGAATTGCTTGCTATAACCATATTGTCTGCTATCACCGTATTGTCTGCTATCACCGTATTGATGGCTGTTCCCGTATTGCTTGCTATTCCCGAATTGCTCGCTATTCTCGTATTGCTTGCTATTACCGTATTGCTCGCTATCCTCGTATTGGCAGCTGTTACCGTATTGCTCGCTATCCCCGTATTGCTGGCTGTTCCCGCACTGCTCACTACCACCGTATTGCTCGCTATCCCCGTATTGCTGGCTATTACCGTATTGCCAGCTATTACCGTATTGCCAGCTTTTACCGTATTGCCTGCTATTACCGGATTGACTGCTATCACCGGATTGCAAACTATCATCGGATTGCTCGCTATCCCCGTATTGCTGGCTGTTACCGTATTGCTTGCTATTATCGTATTGCTCGCTATTCTCGTATTGCTTGCTATTACCGTATTGCCAGCTATTACCGTATTGCCTGCTTTTACCGTATTGCCTGCTATTACCGAATTGCTCGCTATTCTCGTATTGCTTGCTATTACCGTATTGCTCGCTATCACCGTATTGATGGCTGTTACCGGATTGCTGGCTATTATCGTATTGCTCGCTATTCTCGTATTGCTTGCTATTACCGTATTGCCAGCTATTACCGAATTGCTCGCTATCCCCGTATTGCTGGCTATTACCGTATTGCCAGCTATTCCCGTATTGCCTGCTGTTACCGTATTGCCTGCTTGTACCGTATTGTCTGCTATCACCGTATTGCTGGCTGTTACCGTATTGCTTGCTATTCCCGAATTGCTCGCTATTCTCGTATTGCTTGCTATTACCGTATTGCTCGCTATCACCGTATTGATGGCTGTTACCGGATTGCTGGCTATTATCGTATTGCCAACTATTATCGTATTGCTTGCTATCACCGGATTGCCTGCTGTTACCGGATTGCATGCTATCACCGGATTGCTGGCTATTACCGGATTGACTACTATTACCGCATTGCCTGCTATTACCGGATTGCCTGCTATTACCGGATTGCTTGCTATTACCGTATTGCTTGCTATTACCGAATTGCCAGCTATCCCCTAATTGCCTGCTGTTCCCGTATTGCCTGCTGCTACCTTTAGCGATTGAATCCCCACTGCGTCTTGAATTCTCATAACCAACAGACTCATCAAAAAGCCAGCATGACCCTAACTGTGATAGGTTTTCTTCAGAAGCAACCCAGCCTCCCTTATCTCCTTTTTTCACATCTCCTGCAATAGTTTTAAAATCTTTCAAAGCTTCTATTCTATAAACGATAACCCCTTGCTCTAACTCTCTTGTCTCTTCTGTCAATTTGTATTTCATTTCTCAACCTCTCTCGTTCCATTTTAATTTGTTCAATAACCTGATATCACCAGATTGCTTGCTATCACTGAATTGCCAGCTATAACCGAATTGTCTGCTATCCCCGAATTGCTTGCTATCTCCGGATTGCCTGCTATCTCCGTATTGCCTACTATAACCGGATTGCTTACTGTTACCGGATTGCTTGCTGTTACCGGATTGCTTGCTGTTACCGGATTGCTTGCTGTTACCGGATTGCTTGCTGTTACCGGATTGCTTGCTGTTACCGAACTGCTCGCTATAACCGTGTTGCCTGCTATAACCATATTGTCTGCTATTCCCGTATTGCCAGCTATAACCGAATTGCTGGCTATTATCGTATTGCTGGCTATCTCCGAATTGCTGGCTATTACCGGATTGCCTGCTATTACCGTATTGCTTACTGTTACCTTTAGCGATTGAATCCTCACTGCGTCTTGAGTTCTCATAACCAACAGACTCATCAAAAAGCCAGCATGCCCCTAACTGTGATAGGTTTTCTTCAGAAGCAATCCAGCCTCCCTTATCTCCTTTTTTCACATCTCCTCCAATAGTTTTAAAATCTTTCAAAGCTTCTATTCTGTATACAATAACCCCTGGCTCTAACTCTCTTGTATCTTCTGTCAATTTGTACTTCATTTTTCAACCTCTTTCGTTCCATGCTTGTATAATTAAACCGTGATAATCATCAACCTCCTCTGGCCCCCTGGCATTACAGTCTGCACACTCTACCTGTGATGTACCGTAGTCACCTTCTAATATAGAAAAATTGTCATCATTGCCACAAAATGGGCATCTCTCGAAATGGTACTTATCTGATAGTTGTACTCTCATTTTTCTACTCCTCTATCATTCCTCAGCATGAACCGAATCTTTGAATAAATGCTTGAACTCTATGGGTTTTTCTATGTTCTCTATTCCGTTAATTCTTAAATCTATAAGGTCTAAATCATCTTTTATTGATTTAAGAGTAGATTCTATATACTCTATTTTTCTACAGTAACCAACTATCTTTAACTTAGTTTTATATATTTCAGTCTTATTGCTTATAGACATTTCCTCAATAAGGAAATTCCCTCTATCTTTAAAATCAGATATATATTCTTTCCCTTTCCTTTGTATCTCCATATAAAAGTGAATCATTCCGACAACTCCTAATATAGTTAAGATCTCTATCATTATTCTGCTCCCTTGACAAACGCCAATGCTTCTCTACTTGTAAAATCTTTCTTCTTCAACGACCCATAAATCGCCTTATCAACTGTATTTTTAGCAAGTAAGTAAATGTAAAAAATACAATCGTGCTTACTTCCGGTAGCCCTCAATATCCGGCCTTTACTCTGGATGTGATTTTTTCTAGAGTAATCTAACTCATAAAATATACAATACCTAGCGTTAGGTAGGCTGTATCCCTCTGATTTTTGTATCTGCGCAATAAATACACGTGAATCATCATTATTAAACTTCAGATAAACTTCCTTATCCTTAGTTCTTCCATCATAAATATGGTAACCAAGATTCATCTTTTCACAAAGCTCTGCGACCCTATCTATACTCCTTGTGAATCTGCAAAATATCAAAACCTTATCTGTTATCTGACTCAAAGTTTCTTTTAAAACATCCAGCTTCTCAGTCCCTACATACTCAACCGTATCGCTATCCTTATCCACTAAATACCCTGAAGTTATTTGAGATAACCTAAGTAATCTCTCTAGTACATTTTGAGCAACGACCTGACCACTATCTACCCCAACAATCATCTCGTCTTTCATCTGGCTGTAAAGCTTCTTGGATTTATTACTTAATACTATATCTTTAATTATAACCTGCTCATCTGGGAGGTTATCTATTACGTCCCTTATGTCAAATTTTATAGAGTTACTAGCCACCAACCTCTTGAGCTCATTTTGTTTCTTATACCCTATAACCTGGTTAAACATTGGCTCAGTTATGATGTACCTCTCCTTAAACCTTGTAAAGTGAGGCCCGAATATTGACTGGTCTACTACCTTATACGGCATGAATAAATCTTCATAATTATTACTTATTATTGTTCCGGTTAAACCAACCTTGATGTTTATCCCTTGCGTTGCATTATATGCATCCTTAGATCTATTTGACGTTCTACTTTTACAATAGTGAACCTCGTCAAAAACTACCATATCATATCCTTTTTTTAAGATATCCTGACTCAACTTCCCTAGTACCTCATAATTAACAATATCAAAAAGTGTTGTTGAGTTGCTTATTAGATCTTTTCTTTTTGTGATAGACCCATAAATTATAGTGCTATCAAAGTCTGAGTGTACCTTTATCTCGTTCGCAAAGTTCCACATTATAGATGCAGGTGATACAATTAAGACCTTCTTTACTCGTCCCATGTCCCATAGCAAGGTAGCTGCGTCAATAGCTGCCTTGCTCTTCCCTGTTCCTACTCCAGCGAATATAAAGCATTTCTGTCTTTTAACTATAAGGGCAGTTATATGCTCTTGATGTTTAAACTGCTTAGTTTTGAACTCTTTGTTTAACTTGAAGTTTTTTATTGCTCGATTTTTATTTGCGAAATACTCTGAAACTTTGGGGCACACCTCTATATCAATCCCCTCATCCTTCACCGTCTCTAGTATCTGGTTATACACCACTATAGACGGCTCAAACATCCAAGATTTATATCTTCTATTCCATCTGCCCTTTAGAGAAGCTGGTATGTCCCGTCTCTCATAAGGGCAGTCTAAGAAAATCTTGCTATCTTTACTTCTAAGTTTCATCTTTGTCGCTTAACAGTTCTTGGCTTTCGGAAATACACATCTTCCTCAACCTCCTGAATAACAGGCTCCTGGTTTATATTCTCTAATACAACCATCTTTGAATATGTAGCCATAGGCATATCATACGACTTAGCCTTTTCTTTCAACTTCTCATGGTCTTCCTGGGTGAATGACAGGTGTACTATTTTATTTGTATCTAATTTTTTATTTTTCAATTTACGCTCCCATTAATCTAATTCCGCGTCTTCAAAATTATATTCTTTATCATCCTGTGGCTCTGGGTTATCCTCTGTAATTGTTGGTACAATATTCATCACCATGCCCCTTACTTTAGATGCTGATACAACTATATCTTCGCTATTGAATCCTGAGTTTAACTTATATCTTGCTACTGAATATGTCTTACTTCCCTTCTTTGCCTCTTCTGTATACAAAGTGTAGTTTCTAGCATACATTGGCTCACCATTACCCTTTGTAAACTTTGCAATTGATGTTGTGAACTTCTTCCCCGTTCTAAAGCTAGTCCCTTTAAATGAGATAATGAAAGGTAGCCCACTTGGATTATCGTTTAAGATAACGAAGAAATCTAAGAATGCGCACTTCCATTTATCATCCTCTGATAAACTATCCCCGTTGTCCCAGGTTACCCCATCTTGTGATTGTGTCACTAGCTTAAAGTCCGAATCGAATTTGCGCCAGTTTTGACTAATCTTACATACCGTTACAACCACACTTGGTCCAAACGATTCTCCTGTTGCTGAATCATACCAATCCCCAAGTGATACCCCTTCTTTATCGCTGTCATGAGCCATCTGCAAAAATGACTTCTCAATCAGGCTCGATGATATATCATCTGCCCCGTCACCCTGATATTTTTTCAAGTAATCCGGTGTCGTTAATGATGTCTCTTTTTTTTCTAATTCTTGTGTCATTTTTTTATCCTTTTAGTATTTGATTGAAATAAATATAATTCATTCACCGTCGCCGTCGACTAGGCCAATAATCTATCTGCTCATAAAAAAATTCTCCCTATCATTTTAAAGAAACCTTCTCTTTCCACATTTATTGGACGTCTATATATCTTAATCTCACCGCACTTGTATCTACGACCGTCTATACGTAACCTTCTTATATGAATCATTGCAGTCTATCCCATCTGTTAAGGGATCAGGCACAATCCCTTCTTTTATAAGTTTATTAATCTCAGAGTTTTTAAATATATCACTCTTCAAAATCTGTGGATTACGAGAAACGAAATCCAGTGCTCTTCTCTTGTCTACTACCTTTATAACTGTCTGATTACTCATGTAAGCGCCATACCCATTAGCTTTATGCTTATCTATATCCATTTTAGTCATTAAATTATAAACCTCTGAGTCTATCTGACTAATAACATCATTAAGTGGCTCTATCATATCTTTTTTTATATTTGATATCCTATTAGTTAATTCCAAACGATCAGATAACAATTTATTCATCATCTGATTAACCTTAGCCGCCCCTCTCGCAATCTCGTTTATGTTAATTCCATTTTCGTTTATGTCCATTTGTATATTCACCTCCTATTTGTTATATACATTGTATAGTACTCGATAAGTACCCGTCAAGTACTTATTTTTGTTTCCTTATTAGTTTTTTTCTTGCTTTTTTTAGGGTACTTCTGCCCAAGAATACTAGAAATGTCATTCTCTAGTTTTTTAATATCATCATGTGACACAACCTCTTTTTCTAGCAGCAACTTTGATATTCCAGCCAATAATCGCCGGTTAGTATCTGCTACCCGTGTCAGATTCTCAACACTTTCGGTAAGTTTGTCCCATAATTTAAGAAAATCTTGTTTTTTCATTTGGTATCTACTCCTATCTTGTCTGTAATAGACTTCCTGAACCTACGATATAACTTTTCAGCCTCCCTACTCTCTCTCCATACTTGATAACAGGCGATAGAAAAACTCAACGTACATATACTTACTGCTATGAATATCATTTCTTATTATCTAAGTGACGCTCAATAATTCTCAGATACTCCATAGCTTTCAACTCGTCTGACTCCTGAATAAATAAACTAATTAGCTCTTTAACCATAATTACACCCCTCTTATATGATTCAATTAATTAAGTTACACCTTTACATCCTTATCATGCATATCCTCCTTTAATTTATTAGCTAGATATTCCATTAAGCCTCTAGTCGTCCCTTTGTAGCTTAATTGCATTGCATAGCTCCCTTAATATGCTCCTGAGCATCAATATCATCTCTTCTCTTCGCTATACCCATCAGGAACTCTAAATCATCACTATCAAATTCAGATAGATCGTTTTCATAAACTAATTCATATAAAAACCCCTCTCGACCTTCACTTGGCGTACTATAATCAGCCTCAAGAACCCCATCTTTATTTATCATAGCAACCTGATCAAAGCTGTTAGTTAAAAAAACTTCCCCACTTTCTTTGTTCATCATTATTTTTAAACCTGATTCAGTCTCAAAATCTACCGGCTTAGGTTTTTCTGCTAGAGCTCTTATTATATTTGAAGCAATAACTAACTCTCTATATCCAAAATCTGCTAAATCTGTTGTTGTGTGCATTTTTTACACCTCCCATTTTTATATGTTAGTCCAAACTAAAATCTGTATTTATCTTTCCCTGGTCATCTTCTAAGACGAATGGCGTCTCTTTCTCTATCTCAGTCATTAAATATCGCTTAAAAACTCGTCCTAATGAGATGTGTTCATTCTCACTCTTAAACTTATTTAACTTATTTAGTTCATTTTCATCTAGTGTAATCGTAAAACTCTTGGAAACTCGCATAATTAAAACCTCTTTCTTGTAAAAATAAATAACCATTTTTCAACGGGGCTATAAAATTGATAAACTAAAAACAATTAAAAATAAATACCTCCTTGTTAAGCTATAAAAATAAAGACATTGAAAACATTAGGTTGTTTTCTTGATTAACTATAATCACTTTAATTTATAAAGTCAACAACTAAAATGTTGTTAAAGATTAAATAAGTTGACTTATTGATGTTTTTAGTGTGTGGATAACTGGTTTAGCATTAAAAAAAAACGCATGTATCAAGTTTTATCGATGGGTTATTGGGGTTTTAGCCTCAAAAATGGATTTTTGTGCAAAAAATTGCAGAGGGTACCTTTGGGTTGACTGTTTTTTTTTTTTTTAAAGAAGTAAAATATCGTAACACCTCTACTGTTAAGGCAGGTGTTTTTATATCGATGGAACTTGATGCTTTTATTAGTGGTATTTCTTTGCTTACTTTTAACCAACAGGAGTTAATGGGCAGCGATCAACACACTTGATTTAATAAGAGACTCAATGGGGTTACTAGAGAGATTATTAATATGTCTGTCTAGCGCGCGTATATGGATGTCTCCCGACACTCTGAGTTGTTAACGACCACCGTATTTTATATATAAATACACATAGATAGCATAAACATCAGACAGTCTGACGCATTAGGGTGGGGATATTTATATTTTTATATTGTCAGAATGGCGAGGGGGGCGGGGTATCTCGGGTCCTGGAGGGTATGGTCTTGCCACCCCCCGTATCTCGCGACTGAAGAAAATCAGAAAGTCTAAATATAACAATGTACCCAACGATAAAAAGCGTGTATAATTTAAGTATGGATGATAGAGGCCTTACGATAGCCGGTAAGTGTGCGATTGATAAAACCAGCAGAGATACTGATGTGGTTAATGTCCTTAGGGATATTAGTAAGAAAGAGATGCTGGAGAGAAAAGCGTTTGATGCCTTAGAGCGGAGACTTGAGCCACAGAATAGGATGTGTAAGAGCTGCAAGGGAGAGGGGAGTAGACAGGATGGGGCTACATGTTCTCTTTGTCAGGGAGCTGGATTTGTTGTTGAGGATGCTGATATGAGAGCTATAGAGCTTGTTTTAGCTCCAAAGTTCCCGAAGACTAGTATAAATGTGAGTGCGGATATTGAGGGTATGAGTGTTGAGGATTTAATGAAGTCGATAGATGCGGTATGATATGTGTTAGAGGTGTTTTATATGGGTGGTAAATCAGTTATGCATAATAATCCGAATCCGTTTACAGGTAATGAACCTAGAATGGGGTTTAGTGTTATAGGGTCAAGAATGAGTGGGGGGGCTAATAGTGGGAGTAGTTCTAAGAATACTTTAGAGCGTATTGAGGAGAGGCTTATTAAGCTTGAGGGTCTACTGGGCATTACTGACGAGGAATCTGATAGTGATGATATTATGGGGAGTGATAGTTTGTCGGATTTGTTGTTTGGGATGGTTTAGTTAAGGAGTTTTTAAAATGAGTTTACAAAGCAGAGGTATTGGTCGTGTTGAGAGAGGATCTAAGGTCAATATGGGATCATCATCGCAGGGTGTTGGGTCACCTAAGATGAGCGGGATGAGTCCTATAGTGGTTAGGGGTGATGCTATGAGAGCTATTTTGCCTAAGGGTATGGATAGTGGCAGAGTAGTGGATGAGAGTACGGGTGGTGATAGCGTTAGTTTTCGTAAGATGGGTATCGACGCAGGTATGTAGTATTATGGTTAGAAACATATAGGAGGTGAAGATTATGTCACAACCAGGACTAATGAATAAAACGGCTACAGGGAAAGCCGGTTCGGCAGTAGGGTTAACTAAAGGGACTGAAGGTCCAGTTATCCGTATGGGCGGAGCTAAGTTGAAGTAATGCCAGGATCATCTAAGAAGAAGGTCTCTAAGCTTCGGGATGAGGGTAAGCATGAGTTAGCTGATTGGTTTGAGGCTAAGGAGAAGGCGAGAGCTGAGGGGAAAGAGCTTTGGCGTTGGATGAAAGAAAATCCTAAGCCAGGAGAGGTATCGACTCCTAAAGAATCAACCAATCAGCGTACCTTGCGAAAGATAAACGAGTTCAGGGACAGTGATGAGGTAAAAAAAAACTTTACAATCCCCCCTCAAGAGCTAGGTATATTAGAGAAGATACGTGAGAATAAGAAGAAGTTAAAAGTAAGAGCTAGGAAGGCTTTTGCGAACAATTCGGTTACTGAGCTGCGTACGCTTTACAAGGTTATGAATCGTTTAGATGTTGAGGAAAAGAAGATTATATTTAAGTATGACTTTGCTCAATTTGACGATTATTTCTTTAGTGATATTCAAGATAGGGTAGCTACTGCGCCTTTTCATTATGAGATGGTTAAGTTATATAATACGGCACCTAGATCATGTGTTGTATGTCCCCGTGGTCATGCGAAGAGTACAACTGCAAGGAAATATATATTGCATCAATTATTATATCGCGAGGTAACTTATGTTGTGATTATTGGTGCGTCTGAGGAGATGGCGGCTCAGAACTTGAGATGGATAAGAGACCAATTTACTGATAATGATCGAGTAATTGATGTTTATGGATATTTAAAAAATAAGGATAAGTGGGCTGACTCTCAATTTCAGACTAATACAGGGTTAAAGGTTGTGGCTAAGGGGGCTGGGCAGAAGGTTCGTGGTGCTAATGAGAAGGGGCGACCTGATATGATATATATCGATGATTTGGAGGATGACGAGCAGGTATCATCTAGAGATCGTCGGACGAAGTTAAAGGACTGGTTAACGAAGGCGTTGATGCCATCTAAGAGTAGGAATGGCCGTATAATTATTACGGGGACTATTTTACATATGGATTCGTTGCTTAAGAATATAAGTGAGAATAAGGTTAAGGATCATTTACCCTGGCAGGTGTTATGGTACCAGGCTCTTAGCAAGAATGAAGATGGAGAAGAGGTTGCGTTATGGCCAGAACATAAACCTGTATCTGAATTAGTGGAGCTTAGGAATACAGATCCAGAGTCGTTTGCGCAGGAATACCAGAACAACCCTACATCGGGAGCAATGCAGGTTTTTAAGCGTGATGAGTATAATTATTACGATGAGAATGATATTCGTATTGATGATGTTGAGGGGAAAGTATATGTAAAAGGAAAGCAAGTATCTGTGTTATTAACACCAGATTTAGCCCTCTCGGAGAGGGAGGGTGCTGACTATACGGTTTTCACTATTACGGGTATGGATAGCGGGAGTAACTTGTATGTTTTGGACTATGAGAGGTTTCGGTCAGCGGACCCTTATGAGCAGATAGAGATGATGTTTGATATGATGCGGAAGTGGCACTGTGAGATAATGACCATGGAGACGGTTGCATTCCAGAAGACATTTAAGAGGATGCTTGAGTATGAGATGGAGAAGCGTGATATATTTTTCTATATTCATGAGTTATCTAGATCCTCTATTCGTAAAATATTTCGTATTAAAGCTTTAAAGGCACCAATAAGAGCCTCTAAGATATATTGGAGACATGATCACTTTGAGCTTGAGGATGAGTTATCTCAGGTGAGTGCGACGTCCTTAGGTACGCATGATGATGTTATTGATACACTGGCTGATTCTTGGGAGGTTCAGGTCGAGATGTATGAGGAGAATAATGTTAAGGCACCAGAGATAAATACTGTAGAATGGGCTATACAAGAAGGGTTATTACCGACTGAATATGAGAAAATGGAGATGAGCAGATATGGCTAAGAATGATAATTTAGATGAGTTGTATGATGAGGCCCTTTTATCTGATGATCTATCAGGTTCTAAGAGGGTTTCACATAAGGCTATTGAGCATGTGGTTGATTTATTTGAGAAGTATCGTGATATGCGTAGGTTTAGAAGGGGTGGGAAGGAGATTGATTTAGCTAGGGAGTGGGACGTCAGATACAGGATATACAAGGGTATATATTTACAAAGCGATCATAGCTATGATGGTGAGGCCACTGTGTTTAACCCCGTACTTAGAAAAAGTGTGAATGTTATAGAGTCTGAGGCGGGGAATGCTTTATTTGGTCGAGAAGATTATTTTTCTGTTGATGCCAGAGGAAATGATGCAGATTCAATTGAGATGGCTAGGGAAGCCTTTGGCACATTAAAGTATTATTCAGATCAAGAAGATTTTGTTTATAATTTTGAACTAGCTATGAAGCAAGCGCTTATTTACGACAGTACTTGGGTTGAAACTATATATGCAAAAGACAAGATAACTGGGGTTTATCGTCAGAAAGTCATTGAGCCGGTTACAGACCCTGAGTCTGGGGACCCTTTGTTTGACGAGTCTGGCGTACCTATAACTAGAACTAACTTTAAGATTCGTAAGATTGATGAGGATAAGCCCACGATAAAGGTTGAGGTTAGAGATATTTACAGAATGTACGTAAATCATTTAAAAGATGACCCTGAAGGTGACGATATTATATATAGGGATGAGATGACAGCCCAGAAGTTAATTGAGATGAGAGATCGTGGGGTTTATAATTCTTCAGCAGTAAATAAGTTATTAAAAATGAACCCAGTATATGGTGAAAGACCAACACAGGATGTGGATGGGACGGGTGATGGTAAAACATTTATGGATGATATTGCCACATCGAATGATAATAAAGACTCTTCTAGTTATGAGATACTAAGATTTCAGGGTTTATTCACTACTGAGAATGAAGAGACTGGCGTTAAATACCGTAAGCAGTTCTGGATAGATATAGGGGAGAGATCGGAGTGTTTAAGATGTATTGTAAGCCCTGTAATTGGGGGGTATAAGACATTTAGTGGTTGTAATTATGACAGTATGGTTGGTGAATTTAATTCAGACTCTGTAATTAGCCCATATCAAGATCTGCAGTTTCAGATGAATGATAAAGAGAATCAGTCTTTGGACGGATTAACATTTAATTTAAATGGACCTCTCGAGGTTTTGCAGGCCTCTGGGATTAAGCAATCTGATATTTCTCAATCAAGAAAGCAACCTAATAAGGTACTCATGTCAAAGCAGATGGATTCTGTTCGAAAGATAACAGTTGATGTTCCGCTAAGTCATCTAAATAACGAGCAGATTCGACTAGAAAACATGATGCAGTCTGGGACTGGAGCTACTTCATTGGCTGGTGGATCACCTACGGGTACTCAAGTTGATAGATCAGGTAAGGCATTGGGTACACTTTTAACTCAGACTAGATCGCAGTTTAGTAAGTTTGTGAGAAAGTTTGAGAAGAGAATGATTGAGAAAAGCCTACAGAAGTCATGGGATATAATTATACAATTTTTCGACGATGAGATATTGATACCTATACAGGGTTCTGATGGGGTAGTTACATCGAAATTGCAAACACCTTCTGAGATAGTTGGCCAATTTAAGATAAATGTATCAACAGGGTCTCAATTTTTAAAAGAGAGGGAGTATCGGGACTCTATACTTGAATTACTATCTGTTGCTGGCATAAATGATAAATTTATTGAGACGCTTGATATCGTACCTATGTTACAAGAGATAGCGATGTCTCTATCACCAAAATTAGCCAGATTTATAAATCCTGATAACTTGGTAAATAAACAATCTCAGATGATACAGCAATTACAGCAGGCCCTAGAAAATGTAGGGGAACAGAATAAAGACTTATATGAAGAATCTAAGAGATTGCAGGGAGAGTTAAAACAAACTGATAGAGCAGCAGCATCTATACCTGGGCCTATTGAGAAAGAGGAGCTTAAGACGAATTGATTTATGAACAGTCTGATGAGGATTTAGAAAAAATAAAAAATGCTTCTTATATGAAAGATTTATTAACAACGCCAGGCTGGAGATTAATAGATTCAGAAATAAAAGAGTTTTTATCTTCATTAAAGGTAAAAAGGGACAGTTCCGATGATCCTAACATTATAATGTCTTGCATTAGGCAGGAAGATGGTATAATGTTCGTTAAAGAGGTTATTCAAGAGTACATTACTCTTGGTGACGAAGCAGTGAAAAA